TTCTCTCATAGGAGAGTGTTCCCGATATAATCCCCCTGAACCCATTCGTTGTAAGGAAGTTCCTGTCTAGATAATCTTGATAATCAAATGGGGTCGGGCCGGTATGAAGAAGGCGATAGGCTGGTGCGGCTAAAACGAATCCGCCCTGGTCTAGAGAGTCTAAGTCTATTTCCTGATCGAATAAGACTTCTACAGGCTCTCTAAGAAAAACGCCCGTTGCATCAGGCGGTGGAACTACGCTCACAACGGTCGGCGCTGCCATTGTCTTCCCCTTCTATATCATCACCTACCTCTAGGGCAACAGACACTCCCTCTCTAGACACTATTTCCCCAGAGCCGCTCTTAAGAATACCATAAAGGACGTCGCGGAGCGAGGCCTTCCTTTTGGACATCAAGAGAGACAGAGGTAGCTCCTGTATTTTTTGGTTAAGGTAGTCGATAATGTCCTGTCTCTTTTTCCCGTTATTCTCCAGCTCCAGCGCTATCTCATAGAGTGAAGCAAAATCTTTGGGCGTCTCCCCATCTTTTCTTAACTGAATTAGAACATCTCTCTGTGGGATTTTCTCCATTGCCGCAATTGGTTCGGAGCAAACCAAGATGCGTTTGGCCCGGTCGTAAGCCGGGAGAGACATGGTTTTGTTCTTTCTAATTGACTCTAGATAGGCCAGCGCTTTGTCCCGTGAGTCAAAGATAGCAATAGCCTTCTTTTCAACACCCAGAGCTATCTTGTCTAACACATCGGTAGGATAAATAGTCCGCGATATCTCTTTGGGCCCCGGATTGCTAGTTGAAAGCCAAAGCTCCGGATACAGGTCCGGCTGCCCCTTTTCCCGGGGAATTCCCCAAAACCCAGCTTCTCCGAGGACTAGAAATTCGACCCCATTGAGGCCGAAGCCATATCCTTGTGTCATTCTACTCTCTCCTGCGTGATAATTCAAATGAAGACAAGAATAAAAGGGGGCCCGAAGGCCCCCTTTCTTTATCGGTCTAGTGGTCCAATCGCTTCAATTATGACCCACCTTCATATGGGCTTACCGAATGGTCGATCTCCGCCACAGTACCATCAATCGCGATGTTGGCAACCGCCGGGAGAACAACCTGATTACCAGGATTCACCTGGACATTTTTGGCTACCGCAATGCCCTGACCTTCGTTGGAAATCAGGATCGAGCTTCTCTTGTCCAGCGCAATCGTGTAGATCTCGCTGTTGTTCTCGGTCCAGTCTCTCATTCTCAGGTCGTGAACCAGCACATTGTATCCCAGTTCGTTGGGGTCGAACACGATGATGTCGGTTCTGTTGTTCTCCACATCGTAGGGCACAAAAGGAGACACAAAGACCAACACCGGGGTGCCCCACCAGTAGGCCGGGAATACCGGTGCTACCGTCATGGGCGAATAGTCGCTCACCGGGGTTGGGTCTTCGCCGGTGGGCGAATTGGCCGGAATCGACCAACGACCATTACCCCATCCGAGGCCATTCATATTGGACCAACCATTGTTGGATACCGGAGAGCCAGTGTAAGAACCCCACATCACACCACCGTTATTCATTCCCATCCACTTCAGGTATGGGTCTTTCATAAAGGCGATGTAAGCCAGGGTGTTCATCAGAACGCCGCGAGGCATATAGCCGTTCTTCATCACCTGACCAAGCAGGTCCATGAAGTCCTCGGCGATCATCGAACCATTGGCACTACCATCCAGATCACGTCCCGATGTCGAGCCAATGACGCCCTGTGAGGGGTCTTCATTATCGAACACAATTTGTCCCTGCGCCGAGATCGTGCTGAAGATTTTCTCTTCCTGATAACGGGCCAGGGCCCGGGACAGAGCCCGCACATGAAGCTCAATGACCGGGTAGGCAGACTGCTCGATGATGTCCGGTTGGAATCGGAGAGCCGCACCGATTCTCCCCGCTGTCCGGATCATCGTTCCATCACCCCAGGTAACCTTGAACTCCGGAAGTTCGCCCATTTCCGAGACCTCAAAGTCTCCGGACAGAGCGCCCATTGTTCCAAGATTGACCATCTGTCCCGGACCCAAGTTGATCGTGGACAGGAGCTTCTCGCCGATGAGAATCGGCTCGACGGCTTCTTTGATGATGGTATTGATGGTGCGAGGAATCCACATCGAGAGATCGGCGGCGCCAATCGCATCGGCGAATTCCTGATCTCTTGTCAGACGGATGGCGTCTTTGATGGTATAGCGTTCGCCCGAAGGAAGAACACCATTGTTGCGCCAGCCGTGGTTGAAGTCGGCAAACATCTGGTCTGGACGATACTTCATCTGATCTTTCAGATAAGTGTACCGCTGCTTCAGATCAACGCTGTCAAAGCGATTCTTACTCATGTTTCATCCTCCCCTAAAATCCCTGGAGACGGACACGAACCGTCCCCAACGCGGCCGAACCACCGGCCACATGGATTTCCTGGGGTAGCCCATCGGTAGCGCTACCAGGCATCGCATCTCCAGCATTTAAGTCGAATGGGGTATCGGGATTATCCACGGGCACGTTGTACAAGGTTTGTACATACTGCAGATAACCCTTGGGATACCGACTGTCCAGGTCAACAACTTGGCCAAGATACAGGTTGGTAGGAGTACTCTCAGTAACCGGAGTGTAGTTGTTGCGGTAGTTGACCGTAACCTCTACCGATCCAGTAACGCCCTCTGGGGCTTCAAAGACCACCACTCCATCTAGATTAGGAGAGTACCTAGCCACAACCGGAAGCTCTAGGGTTTCGTTGGTTCCGAGACCCAGTTTTGTCTGACGAACATAGTTGTGGAACCGAGAAGTGGCCACCAAGCCAGCCCCGAGCCCGACACCCTTGTTGGCCGGAGTTACATAGGTATCCGAGAAAGCACGGAAGGCCGAATGCATAAGAACAGCAAACGGTTTGCCAACGGTAATTTCCTCGGCAATCAGCTTAGCCGCGACACTTTCGCCCTCTGCAACAGGCGTACCATCTGGACCTAGAACGCCATATTCTACATCGTCTGCCGTATAGAGAAGCTGGCCATTCCCCGGTGTGTCCAGCTCTGCCAGGTAGTCTACGTAGAGTCCGCCTGGCACTAGATAATTTCTGCTGTCTAGTGAAACTAGTCCGCCGACAGATATGACCACGAAGTCGTGGTCGTAGTCGACGTAACGGAGCAGCGGTAGATACGGGGCCACAGTCGCCTTTGGATTCGGGTAAGCACCCGGGTAAACAAAGGGGTTCGGGGGTGGCGACCCGTACTCCACATATTTCCGATGACGAGCACGATACTGAGCCATCTTTTTTCCTCCAATTAATCAAACGTCACGTCGGCCGGGAGAACGCCAGTACGTTTTAGTTGAACTAGATATCTTTGTGCCTCAACGAGGCCATCGGTCACCTTTAGATCACGCCACTTTTCGAAAATGGCACGATATACTTCTTTGGGATCAATGGTCTTGCGACCATTGCCATCTTCGATAATATTATCATCTTTGCTATTGCCTGGCAAGAGGCCTGTCAAGGTGGGATCTTCCACCTTAATCAAACTGTCTACTTGTGGTGTGTCAGGATGTTTCTCGGCTGCCTGTTTGGGTGCCCTATCCATTGTACGGATCATCTCTTTGACAATTTCCTTCTGAGCCCCAAGCTGCGTGGTCAAAGTGGAAATCATCAGGTCTTTCTGTGGGCACTCAGTGCAAGAAACAGTCTCTCCGGGCTTTGCGACCTGGACATGGAAACTGGCCTTGCCGCCAATTTCTGTAGCCAAATCAAGCAGTTGCCCAACGGCCTCGACTTTATCAGAGAAGTCCTCCCCGGACGCCTCTTTTAGATGAACCAAAAGATCCACAAAGGCCACCTTGGCTTTTACTTCAACAGGGGGATCCTGTGAGTCGCCCTTTTTCTTACAAGCAGGCAGGTCTCCCCAGTGGCGGCAGACACATTTCTTAATACCTGCGGGATTGGGCGCGTTTCTGGCATAGGCAAGAGCGGCAACGGCTCTTTTTCGTGTGTTTACCGGAAAACTACCCTTGGGAGCCCCACCGGAAGGACCACAGAAAGGCCCCTTGGTTTTATACTTACCGGCGTTTGACCCGCCCTTGGCCGCATCTTGGGAATCAGAGGCGTCCCAACAATCGGGACAATCGGGATCATCCAATTTGGGATCTCCCCTGTATTCCTCGTCGTCTCCAGGCAATTGACCGGCCAGATGGTCAATCAGAGCATTGATAGCTTCGGCAGAGAGGTTGTCCGGGTCTTCCGCCAAAGAAGCAAATGGATTGGCCTCCTGGGGCGGATTGTCCTCCTGAGAAGGACAATTATCTTCCGAAGTGGACGCTGGAGAAGGCGGCTCTGGCGGAGGAGATAGCGCCTCAACCACCCCCTGCAGTCCGGTTCTGATCGTATCCTTCAAGGGGGAGTCTTCAAATTTATCTAGAAATTCCAGGCTCTTGTTTGCCATCTCCACCGTATCCGCAGGGAATGTATCATGTGGCCCCAGGCAAAGCTTGCCAGTTTCTAAGCCCATCTCCTCTAGCTTCTTTTCCCCTTTTTGTAGGGGAAGCAAAAAATCTTCCAGTTTTACGCGCACGTTCTTCTCCTCTTCTGTTACATTCTCTGAAACCAGAGAGTCTTTAAAGATATGAAAAGTTACTTGACTGTTGTCCTTACGAGTAATCGTAGAATGGGCGTCCGGGATGCTTTCCCGGAGATCCATCGATTCAGCTATGGCCAGCGGATCGGCAGGAAGGTTGACGTTGCTAACCTCTTGATATTCAAAGCCAAACGGGACGGCAAAGAATGGAATCCCATCCTCTATGTCCCCCCGGTCGTGCTCGCAAGGATCAGCACCCTTTTTGTCCTTACCACAAATACTGCACAACACCTCTTTAGTGGGCACAAAATAGGTGGAAGGCGTTAGGTATCTGCCGTCCAGAAATTTCTCGATGGCGCCCTCGTCGGTAATCGCCACCTGCAGCCTGATAAAACCTAGTCCTTTGTAGTTTGGATCTCTGTCTTTACCATCAATCTCGGCAACTATCTGTCGCGCTATCTCGATCTTTTTCTTGCGGGGTGTATTGGGGTGAAGTATGGAAGCCAAGGCGGGATAGGTACTTCTGAAGTACTCTGAAGTATCCACATATTCCGCCTTCTCCACCCTCCCCAGTGGGTCTCGATGGTCATCGTGATTAGACAATACTGGCTTAGGAAAAGGACTGGTAAACGTATGGGTGCCCGCAGACATCTCGGTTGGGAGATAGAACGATCTTTTTCCAGTGAAGATACCAGAGTGGGTGGCAGCATATGCCACTTTGAGAACTCTTTTTCCTTCCCTTAGGGCGTCGGCAAATTGCTGGCGAATCTTCTCCGGGGACTCAACTACGGGCATTAGTCTGACAGTGTCCATGAACTCGGCAAATTCAGCGAAGTTCTTGTTTTTCTTAGTCATTCAACGCTCCTTCAAAATCTAATTTTGCCAGGAAGGCATTTTGGATCCCAGAGATTACTGCCAAATAGGGCCACCTGTTGGTGGCTCCCGACTCTCGAAGAGACCTTATCTGCTCACTGGCGAAGCTAACTAGACAGTCAACCCCACACCCATCTATTATACTCTGAACATTGCCATTACTCAATCCCTCTTCTAGGCCTGCTAGAACCAGGTCGTCCCTTAGGGCATCTGTATCTAGAGAGAGGTCCTCCCTCAGCATCTCATCTGGAGTCTTCATCATGCTCTTGCGGGTTACTCCGACCTTGGTGCCATGTTGATTAGACGGAGTGACGATATTCTTGCCCCCGGCCAGTGTCTCTTCGGAGGGAGGCGAACCGAGAGACTTGGCATAGCCTGCCCAAAGTAGTGTTGGCACGGTAACCCGATTGAGAAATCCCTCTTTTTCCCACTGCTCCTCGGTCATAGGCTCTCTTCTGAAGGCCGCTCTCAACTCGGAGTGGGTGATTCCGTGTTGTGAATATGCCTGGAGATAGTGGGTCTGTTCCTTGATTCTAGCGTCGATATCTATTTCGGGGAACTTGAGGAATACCATGTTGTCTTCGTCTAGAATATCATTAGTGGTAAGGGCAAGGTCGCTCTCCAGCAGAAGCTCGGCAATCACATAGGCGTTTATCTGCCACTCGAAAACCCTCTGGACATCCTTTACCCCATCCATCATGGCCCGAGATGCGGTCTCCGAAGTAGACCGATTGGCCGTATCGGTTTCCCCCATATCAATGGGGGAAACACCTAGGCCAGCAAAGACCCTGTGTTTGAAGTAGTCCAGATATCCTTCTACCCTTAGAGCCCTACCCTCCGCGCCGACAGCTTTGAACTGCTGTCGATGGTCGGTGACCATCGCCCCATTAGCAGGCATGGTTTGATAAGCGCGTGTTGCCTTGAGGACCTCGTCCTCACCGGTACGCATATCTACTTTAGCAGGCTCATCCAGTGTGCCCACTATCAGATGAAGCAAGGGAAAGATATGTCGGTGGACCAGATCGGCTACGTTTTCCTCTAGTTTGCGAAGCAGAACAATATCTTGAATGACAGGAACTAATTGCGGCATGCCGATGGTCAGGCCACCACGCTTGTCAAACGTAAAGTGAACCACATCCTCGGCAGGATATGTTCTTTCCTCATCGCCGATTGTCTGCTTATACTCAACCACCCCCCCGTATTTGCGTTTACGGAAGGTAACTGTCTCAGCAGGCAAATAGAAGTAGCCAACTACGGGATCTACTTCTCTGTCGCTCTTAGGAAGCTTTCTTCTTCGGGTCCGAGGGAGGCCGGGTTTTCTTACTTTAACCCAGAAGGCATTTGAACACTGGTGGATGTCAGAGATGGTTCTCCAAATCAACATCTCCATCGGTTCGCCGGTGCTATATCCTAGCTGTCTAAACCGCCACTTGATATAGTTGATGGTGTCGAGGTTGTTTCCAATTATCTTCCACCCCTCTTTTAGCATCAGGGCGGTCTTAATACGAATGGCCCTTGCCACATAAGCTTCGGCAGTAGAAATGCGACCGATTTGGGCCAGGTCCCACTCAGGCTGCAAAAACTCAGTTCGACTTAGCGAGTAATCATAGTCCAGTACGTTTTTCTGGACCTTGATTCGGGTAGAAGCTGCTAGCCCAGGCATAGCCGTGCGCCCCTTTTTAGGGGGAAGGCTGTCCTTTGCCCACCTAAACTCTAGCCCAAATAGATTAAAGACCATGACTAAGTCCTCTTAAACATTAGGCAACAATGCCATACTCTTTACTTTTTTGAACCATCTGAGCCAGCCACTCCTTAATCTTCTTTGACTCGGAAGAGGATGTCTTAAAGCACCCTCCGGGAGGAATAAAGTTGGCCAAAACGGCAGGGTCGGTTACGGTTATGCTCTCTGGCAACTTCGACTCTCCATTGGCCCCTAAAGGCACATATCCTCCCGTAATCGGATCGAAATCAGGCGATGTTATAGTATACCCGATATTCTCCCCTTGCGCATTAAGGACATTTATAAGAGTGGCGCTGATTGTGTTGTCTCCCCCTGCCCCTCCGGACTGAAGGGGTGTTCCAGGCGGGGGAGCTACCTTTACCAAAGCGGCGTACACCGACGCTTCGGACGGAGTTTCATCGTCCTCGCACACCAGCTTGCCAGCCTCAACTATGTCGATAATAGTGGCAACCATATTTATGAGGCGCATTACCTCTTTAAGCCTCTGTAAACTAAGGGCTTTTAGCTTGAGGCTGTTTGTCTCAATCTGTAGGAATCCCAAAAGCTGGCTTTGGATTTTATTGATTAGGTTTTGAAAGGCGTTGCGCGCCTCAACTAGATAGTTTGCCGCATAGTAGAGAGAGTTGGTGGTAAGCTTTTGGAAAAGTATCAACCACCCTTCGGCATCAAGACTCTTGAAACCTTCCGCCCGGAGGTCATTGGAAAGAGACTTGTTGGCACTGGAGTTGAAGATCTTTTTGATGGCCGAAGCCCGCTTGGCATTCTCATCGGCTACTGTAGGAACTGCCTGGGATCCAAGCTGTCTTAGCTCCCCGGAAGCTCGGTCTCGACGCGAGATTGCCTCTTGTTCTTTATCTGTCTCACCCGACAAACGATAACGGTTCACGTCTTCCAAGGCAATTTGATAGTCCAGAGTAGCTCGATAGTATTGCTTTTGCCACTCGGAATCGTGTTGAGGAACGTCTGCCGGGATCACTGCTCCGGTGTTAGGGTCGTAACGATAGGCTCCTGGGGAGAATGTCCTCCAGGCGCCCTCAATGATGCCCGTGCCCTTGGGTCCACCCAATTTGTTAATCTGGGCCAACACCGATCCAATAATGCAATTAATTGGAGCCAAGAGGGTCTGCAACCACATATCTATCATTTGTTCCAAATCGGAAAAAATTGGGATGAATAGAGGACTAATCAGGCTCCAGATGAGATATAATCCTCCTTTAGTAAACATCGCAAATAGGGCTTTTACTACCTCATAAACATAATATTGCAGCAGAGCCAACATCGCCATTAGGTCCGGAACACAGTTGAAGTTCAATAAATCCAACAGCGAGCAGATCTCTTGGAGAAAGGTCGGATCATTAATCATATTATAGAGGCGCATCAACTGCGCCAGCTGATCTTGTAGCCATCCTAATAGGCTATCTAAAAGATCCCCAAATGGGTCCAGGGCCGCTAAATCCTGTAGGCGCATCCCACAAGGGATGCAGTCAGCAAAAAAGTTCTCCGCGCCTTCTTTCAGGCTGTTTGATTGAAGTAGTGAAGCCACAGTTCCATCAAAGGACTTATCTGTCCAATCAACCGAGATATCTCCCTTGTCTGTTCCTCCGTCGAACCACCCTCCTTTTAGAAAATCGGGAAGCTCATTCTGTCCACCGGATGCACCAGCGCCTCCGGGAAGATTCTTTTGCCATTCGTTTAGCTGCTGCTGAAACTCGGTAATGGCCTCGCTCCCGGGAGGAGGCGGTATATCCGGAAGAACCGGCGGAGTGTTGCCCTCTAATGCCTGCTTGATAGTCTCTTTGCTTTCTGTAGGAGGGAAGCCAAGAGAGCTGTCTTTGACAGCATAAGAAGCATGGATCATCCCGCCGACCTTGTCAAAAGTCAGGGCGGTGCTCATGACGTTGGCATAGAGAAGGGCATCCATTGCGTTCTCATTGCCTTCATATGCCTGATCTAATAGGAATAACTCGTAGCCCTTGATGATCTGTTGGGTAAGAATAATCTGCTCCTGATAAGCCGGAGAAGCCTCAATCGGCTTATAGGGCAACTTCGTCTTTTTCTTTATGAGCGTGCCGAGATTAGCCTGAGCCATTCGTTTTCCTAAACAATGGTGGGAAGCTTAATTTCCATATTGGCTGCTATCTTCTGGACAGCCCGCTTGCCCTCCACGGCCTTGGAGGTTGCCGGATTGAGTTGCAACTTCATTTCACCAACTGCAACACCCGTCCCTGTCGGTGAACCGGCGGCTCCTGAACTATGCGTGTGAGCGAGAATTAACCGCTCTACTTTGTCGAAAAGCTCTTGGACTTCATCACGAGAGGGAAAATCCTCGATTATCAAATGGACTTTGTTGGCATAGTCCTCGACCTGCTGTCTTTCTCTCTGAGTAATCGGATCTTCCTGCATAACCGATAGCACGTCGGACATAATTATTGCGCCTCCAAGGATGGCCGGTTGATACCGGCATATAACTCCCTCATCCGCCCCAACAGTCTTTCATACATGGCAAAGCTGATCTTCCCGGCAAAGTTGTCGAATACCAATTGGCACGCCCGATACATATCGGGATCTTTGACAGGATCAACCTTCATGGTTAGATTGTTGGCCCTGCCGCGAATGATGTTTAATAGCCCCGTAGCTACTTCAATGCCAAACTTGGCCCCGTTCATAATATCTTGTGCTTTCGTCCTATTATCAATAGGAGGAGTGGAGTATTCCCCGGCTGCCTCTGTCTTGACCGCAAGGCGGTCTGGCTTGAAGGTAGGATAGGAGAGGAGAGATTGCAGAGCCTCAGAGCCCACATTGGTAGCCGATGCCCCGGATACCACTATTCGGTAGACATCGGTTTGAACTTGGATTCTAGCTGACAATTGAAACCTCGGCATCATAAAAAATAGAAAGAAAAACATCTCGATACGTACCGGCCGGGTACCCTCTTGGCAGATCAATCCTCACCCAGAAGGGCCAGTAGCTGAGATCCGCCGAATCGGCGTCACCTATATCTCCCACCTCTATCTCCTCACCTGACTCCACAGTAGCCCATTCGGCCTCAGTGGGCTGCCTGTCTTGTCGCAGGATCTTGAAGATTAGTCCATTGGAGTTATCCACTGTGATAGTGGTAGGTGTATATTGAAGAGCTACACTTTCATAATACACATCCGGGTCATCATTGCGCAGATATAATTTGCGCACTACCACCGATTGTTCTCGTGGGTCCTGGACAAAAACTACGGGAGTGTCGAAACTGCCCCCAACGCTGTGCTGAGTGTATGTCTCGGTCAGGTCATCATATGAATAAATACGGAGACTCATGTAAATCCTCTCTAGGGATCTAGAACAGATCTCTGTTGTTTCCCCTGCGTTTTCTGTGCCATTGAGGCCCTTCGAGGCCACGATGCGATCTATTGTCTGCCTGGTGGGAAGGCCTTGCCCCATGGTAAGGACTGGAACCATTGGCAGAAACTACGGATTTCATCAACCCTCCCATCAGTTGACGTATCTCAGGAGAAGGCTTTTCATCCATTTGCCATCTGCTATGGCTTGCCTTCTTGTAGTTTGGGCACCCATCTTCTTCATCTATTTCTTCCCCCTCTTCCTCTACAATATCCCTGGCCCCAGATGGCCTCCAGAGAGCCGATGGTTGGGAATAAGAAAAGAAAAGAGATGATTGCGGGCCCGAGAATACCGACATCTCCTTTGTATAAGCCCACAGGGCCAAAAAGAGCGCATCAATAATATGGTCGCCGATTCTGCTGTCAGAGCTAGCATAAACAGGCATGCCACTAGACGTTACCCTCTTCTCTACATAGGACAATAGCTGAGAAGCCATCGGCTTATCGGTTTCTGGGAAGTGAATTGATCCTTGTTCAAAGCGCCTCATCGCATTTTGAATCATAACCTGCTTAGTGGGCCGTTTTACCTCTTCATTGGTCGCCTGGTCGAAGATGGTGGTGCCTTCGGAGGAGTTAATGGCTTTCACTATCTCTGCAAGTGCGGCATCCGCCAGAAGATTGGCGGGGGCACGTTTGATGCCCATGGCCGCCGCCTGGTTCGCCGCCCGGGTTCCCCTCAGATGAAGGGCCTCCGCCTGCATATTTCCAAAGCCCCAGTCAACATAAATGTATTTTGGCCTCCAGACGCGATTCAGTTCCTCGACCTTGCTGACAGAAACATGTTGTTTCCATTTTAGAGCATCTATAGCTGCCCGGTCTACTACATAAACCTCTTTTTTTTCGGGGTCTAGTCCACATACAACTATTTGTGTACCGGTTGTATGGTTCCAATCAACCCCCATAGTATAAATCCAATTAGGCTTGCGGCCGATGCCGCCTATATCTGTGCCGTATCTATAGACTTGATCTTTCTGAGCCAGATCCACAAACTCGGCGGGAAAAACCCCGGCCTCCGGATCTCCCCACTCGGCTAGAATCTCTCGGATGTAGGAGAGGCGGTCCCGGGAGAGACGTTCAGTCATTTCTATCTGAGGAGACCAAGTGGGCATGACCATCGACGGATAGTAGAATTCCGCATGGATGGGAGAGTTGCAGAACTGATAAAACTTGGTCTCTCTATTGCCTATTGGGGTAGAGGAGCCAAGAATTTCTACGTTCGCGCTCTCCGTTCTAATCGCCGTTACAGCCTCAACTGATTCATTTGAGATGCGGTCCATCTCGTCGAACACGACCAGGCCCGCGCCTTCTCCACGAGAGGATGCGGCCTGGGTGCCGCTCCTTTCGCCTGATGTTCGGGAGATTATGAACGACCCGTTGGCGAGCTCCATTTCGAATGGGGCGCTGACGTCTCGTTTAATGGATGAACGGATGTCGTCGCTGGCCCTCTTCAGAAGCTGTCTCATCATCTTGAAGATACGTTTGCCTTGGCTCCCATAAGGAGTAATGACCAGCACATCCCCGGAGACCAGGTTCATCTGGGCGGCTTCGACACCTGTACGAGAAAGAGCGGAATGATTAAAGGCATACCAAAGAGCATAAAGGGCCATGGCTGCGGTCTTTCCACAACGCCGCCCGATTCTCAAATATCTTTCTTTTGCAGTACATCTGAGAAGAACCCCTTGGTATTCAATACCCCCCTTGGAAACGCGGGGAACCCAATCCAGATACTTCCACCCCCAATATACGGGGTCCTGAGAGCAGAGAAAAGCCTCTTGGTCTTTGGTGGAAAGCGAGTTCCAAACATCGGCAGGCAGGGTCTTGGAATAATCTTGGGGAATTCCCCGACAAGGGATAGCAAAGTCTCCCTTGTTATAGAAGGGTTTTCCTGTTTCGGGATTAACTACAGGGGCTTCCGATGTCGCCCTTTTTCTGTTGATACACTCGTAGCAAGCCGGGTGCAGGTTGCCAGCCTTGTGCAGCCAGTTAACCTGTTCCGGCATATCCTCCTCGATAGGAGGCAGTTTGACTTTCGTATAGTCGTTGATCTCACGATTCCTTAATCAGAGAAGGGAGATATTCCCCAAAGTATTGATCCCCCTATATAGGCGCCACCGATGTTAATAGCAGATCTTCTAAACTTGGTTCGGGTAAGATATGCTGCAGCAGTGCGTGTCCATCCGGCCCCGCTCTCT